GGAGATCTCTACGGATGCGGTGTTGAAGTCGCCTGCTTCAATAGCAGCCCACATCTTTTTAAATTTACAGAGGCGTGGCACGCCCATATTGAATGCCATGTCCATCACAATCAGTTGCCGCACTGCGTCGAGATCGTACACACAGGGCTTGGCTCGTGTCAGTTCGTTCTCTACGATTGCAATGTCATTAGTGGCTAGGTAATACGCATCCGCTTCTGTAATGCCGTGTTCGTAAACGGCATCTATGGAGGGAATGTCCATGTAATCAAGTTCTTCTTTACTGATCCCTCGACCTTCTAAATTGCGCCCGATACCTATAGTGTCGATGCCGAGAGTGTCTTTGTATACGGTAAGAACCAAGCCTTCGTGCTGTCTTACCTTCTCTACAAATGTATTTAGGTCGTATTTCATTCCACGTTTCATATTATTTGCGTTCATCATCACTTTGCCTCATGCCCCATCCACACCGCAAACGCACCTGTCATGGCTCCCGTCACCACACTGACAAGCGCTGCCTGTTGACTTGTCGGGTCCGGTAGTCCCATGAACCACTCCACTACGCGCCACGCTGAGATCGACATCCCCAACATCATCAAACGGGGGAGTATCCTCCACCGTAGTATTCTTTCCATAGTGACTTCGGCCATGCTTACCTCTTTCCAAAGAATTTAGTAGCGCTACGAACGCCAAATGAGGCAGCAACGATAATCCCCAGAGAATATTGATACCATTGCGGCATAGCTTCGAGTTGTGTGAATCCATTAGCTACCACGCCCTCCATGCCCGGAATGAATGCAAGGATCAACGGCACCGAAAACAAAATAACCAGCCACTCGTCTTTCCACGATGACTGGCTTCCACGTGCCATTTCTAAGTCCCATTCGAGTTCTCCCGTAGCTTTTTTTTCCATGATGGTCGCTTCGGCTTTCGCTCGTGCGACTTTGGCTCCCGTCTCGGCCTTTGTTTTTTCGACCTTACCCTCTAGCCATGTGCCAGCTAAGTTGGCTATCGGGCCGATCAGCGCAGTTAACATTTCCACCTCTTCCGCGCCTGTCTTAGGCGGCTATTCGGATTCTTTGCAGCCTTTGGAAACTTTTTCATTTGTCCAGCAGAACGCGCACAAAATGACTTGCGTCGTTTAGCTGCTTTGCTTCCGGGCTTCACTTTACCAGTGACTGCAGTCTTAAGTTTAGAACCGGGGTTCTTACGACGATACGCAGCTACCCCGGCCTTAGTCATACCTGCGCCCTTTTTGGTAGGACGAAAGTTCTTTTTGTTACGGGCTGGCATGTTGTCAGCTTTGCGTGCCACTAGCGTTTCCTTGCGGTTTGTGCGGCACGTTTAAAGTTGCCTTTTGTTGGTGCGCCCTTGCTGCCCGGCTTACGCATCTTCTCGCCGCTACCGGCTTTGATACGACGACGTTTGGCTGCAATGTTGGCGTATAGTCCGCGACGTGCCATCTGATTACGCCTTTACGAGCTTGTAGCCCTTGGCTTTAGCAGCAGCACGGATTGATGCAAGAGTCATTGCGCCACCGCGCTTGCCACCCTTTGCTTTGCCGCCCTTTTTCATCATCATCTTACGGCCACCGCGCATACCGCCTTTAGCCATGCCTTTGGCTTTCATCTTGCCGCCGCGCTTCATGCCTTTACTCTTCATCGTCATCTTCTTCATAATCGCTCTCCGCATAGAGGTTGTCGAATACCCGTGCCGTGTCACTTACGTAGTTCGGGTCTTGTTTAGAATGATGGACCCACTGACTTGGGGCAAAGTCTGGTGGTCCTTCGCCTGTCACAAACCATGCAGGGTTGGTGACTCTTACTCTGTTGTTGGGTAGTGCAACCATGTTGCCTGTCCACTTACCCGCATCGAGTAGTTCTAGCACATGACTCTGTTTATGTTGGGCAGGGTCATCTGCTACTTCTGTGTCTGTGTAGTCTACTGTAAAGTAGTACTTGGCTGGATAGAACTCCCCATCTATCTTTGCCAACCACGGACAAGGTGTGGCTCTGTTCAATACAAACACCGAGTGATGATGTGATTGACAGTCCCACGGCTGGGCTAAGTACGTTGGCATAGGTTCGGGCCATTCGTCGAAGGGCGTGTCACCTACAAGTGCTGTGAGAGGCATACGTGCCCACATTGCACCGCCATGTACATTCTCTTCCTCATCACACCCTGTAAATAACACCTGAAAGGATAGGGTACGCATCGGCAGAGTTGTGACTGCTATCACCATTGCGTGTAAAAACTCGCCCTGATAGCGGTCGTGATTCGTTGTGTATTCTCTACGTACCCATGCTTTGAAGTAGGGCACATTGCTTGTTATGTAATTCATAAGCGAAACTCCTGTCATTTTCCCGGCAGGGGTTCCTGCTTATATCATATATAAGTAAAAGGGTCAAGGGGGCAAGACGCCCCCCTGACAGGTTGGTTAGGAGAACGTAGACGCCGGAGATTCGGTGCCCATTTCTGCAATTACTGCAAAGACACGTACCTTACCGTCGAAGGTTGCCGAGTTTACGATCATGTCAATCGTGTCAGCGGCAGTATACAGCTTGGCTGTACCTGCTGCGTTGTTGATCTCGTGACCTGTTGCCGTGGCATCCAAAGCAGCAACATACAGATCGTCGTCGGAGTCATCGCCTAAGTCGATAACACAACCAGAGTTGGATGTTGCAGTCAGGATTTCCACACCCGCCATAAGGACGAGAGTGTTAGCATTCATCTCGAAGACTTCAATCGAGTCGGAAGTCGTCAGGTTAGTGGACGAGAAGTCCAGAACAACCTCGATGATCTGTGGCTTGATGCCAAGAGGGACGCCTGCGACAGCGCCAGTTACAGTGTAAGTAGCCATTACTAAGCCTCCCTATTAGTCAGTCTTAATGACGCCTTGGACGATAGCTTCCGGGCGAAACACGTGGAGACCACGAACAATGTCACTAAAGGTTTCAGTCGAACGGACAACCTCGGTCTTCGCAATGTGCGAAGCGGTGGCCGTTGAGGACATGTGACCAGCCATGACAACAAAGTCATTAGTGGTGTCCTGCGAGTTAATAGTCACAACGTCAGTTCCCGAGTTGTTCAGGGCGGTGGACTTGTAACAGTTAAAGCCAGCAATGTTGCCAGCCATTACAAGGCCGTTGCGGAGCGGCGAGGTGCCGTCACCAGTTACCTGAACTTCTGCGAACTTGGCACCAGCCTTGAACGCATTCTCGTAGAAGATCGGAGGTGCTACAAACCAGCGGTTCTCTTCCGGAACAGACTGGTCGTCAAGGATACGAGCCATCGTCATCAGCAGGTTGACAGCAACGTCTTCGTTGCCGCTACCAGTGATGTCGATAGGCGAAGCAGCCGTGCCAACAGAGGTGCCGGTGTTACCAGCATTATCTGCCATGTTTTGCAGAATGTTCGCATCGTACTTGCGCTTCAGGGAGAATGCTCCTGAAGAAGTAGCAAGTGCCTCGAAGTTGACGTGAGAATGACGCTCTTCAATGTCGTCAATCTTAAACGCAAAAGCGTTTGCTTGATCGACCACCATAGTGATCTGATCGTCAGCAAGGTCTTGCGGGTTTACTACCGTGCCGCGTGCATAAGAGGAGACCGTAATGGTCGGCTCTTTGATGATGCGGACGGTATCGCCAAAATTCTCAATTTCGCCAGCGTAGTCGGTATTCGTAATGTCTTCTGCAACCGAAGCGCGACGGAAGAATTTGAGAACTTTTTGGCTAAAAATTTCCGGTGTAAAGTTACCGGATGGCAGGTTATTATGACCTGACGCGCTATTAAAAGCCATTAGTCCATCCTTCCTATTTGGAGGTTAAGGGTTAGTTTTCATAATCGATTCGGCCCTCTGTCCTCGCGGTATCGAGTTCTGCTTCATGCTTCTCGAATTCCCACGGTTTCATCCGGCCGATTTCAGAGGCTTTCCAAATACGCCCCTCTCCTTTTGCTTCACCTGTAATGTCACGTGCCTTGGGAGAGTTTACAGCCGCTGCAGCAGCTTCGCTCTTCTTGGTACGTTTTTTATTTGTGATGCCAGCATCCACCTTGTACAGATCAAGAACACGAGATGCCCATCGGGCGTCAGTATTGTTCTTCAGGATGCCGTCAGAGATGTTTTCGGGCTGTTCTTCTAGCCACTGGAGAAAACGCTCATCCGTACGCAACTCGTTAAAGTCTGGATGATTGTTTGTTAGTTCTTGGTATGCGGCCTGTACCCTTGTGTTTTGTTCCTTTTCACGGATGGTAGCGAGTTCTTTTTCCAGTTCACCTGCCCGTTCACCAGCCTTCATAGTTGCAATCGTCTCGACAACGTCGTACACGTCGGGATATTGTTCTTTGAAGGATTCTAGTTCTTCGGGAGACTTAGGTAGAGCAATGTTCTCTTGGCGAGTAGCTTGGGAAAGGGTCGCCGTCATCTCTTGCTCTTTTGTCTTAAACTCTTCTACCTTTGCATCGTAGTGCCGTTTGAGATCGTCGTAACGCTTCTTGTAGTCGTGTTCCGCTTTCTCCGCGCCTTCTACGAAATTGGGTTCGGATTGCTCATCCGACTCTTGTTGCTCCGCTTGCTGTTCTACCACCTCGTCGTCTTCGTCTTGGTACACCTCTTCTCGGTACTTACCCTTGTAAAGAGCGTCGTTGTTGATAGTTCCAAAGGAGTCGTTGGGTTTGTTGGCACGAATGCCACGAACTTTTTTTGCCATTTGATTTACCTCACATGCGGGGCCACTTGGCTGTGGGTAGCCGCTCCGGTTGTGTCAGGGCCGCACTGGCGGGTAGCTGACTAATTCTTTTTCTTCTTACGTTTTTCCG